CTGGCACCAAGAAATCGAAGACATCATCGTTCTGAAGAACAACAAAGGTACAGAGGACAATCGCGTAAGGAAACTTGACTACTCAATTCAAATTTCGAAACTCTTCTACGAGCGTTTTATCAAAAATGAATCGATCTCGCTCTTCTCACCTCACGCAGTTCCAGGTCTGTACGATGCTTTTGGCACTCCTGATTTTGATGAACTATATTTACGTTATGAACGAGATCAGTCTATTCCAAGAAAGACTATCGGAGCTCAGGAACTCTTTCTGGACATCTTGAAAGAAAGAGCAGAAACTGGTAGACTGTATATCATGAACATTGACCATTGCAACTCTCACTCTTCCTTCATGGATAAAGTTGAGATGAGCAATCTGTGTCAGGAGATTACTCTTCCCACTAAACCACTCCAACATATTGATTCTGAAGATGGTGAAATTGCTCTTTGCATTCTTTCTGCTATCAATGTTGGCAAAATTAGGGATCTGGAGGATCTTCAAGTTCTTTGCGATCTTGCTGTTAGGGGTCTTGATGAACTCATTGATTTTCAAGGATACCCAGTCAAAGCAGCAGAAATCGCTACTAAGGCACGACGCTCCCTTGGAATCGGTTATATCGGTCTCGCACACTACCTTGCCAAGCACGGTCATTCATACGACGATCAAGGTGCCTGGAAGGCGGTCCACGACCTCACTGAGGCATTCCAGTACTACCTTATCCAAGCTACTGTAAACGTTGCTAAAGAGAAGGGTGCCTGTGAATACAGTAATCGTACCAAGTACGGTAACGGAATTCTGCCGATTGATACATACAAGAAGGAAGTGGATGAGATTGTGCCAAATGAGCTTCACTATGATTGGGAGGATCTTCGGGCACAGGTTAAGCAGTATGGAGTCAGGAACTCAACACTGTCCGCACAAATGCCTTCGGAGAGCAGTTCCGTTGTGTCAAATGCCACAAACGGAATCGAACCACCTAGAGGATACTTGTCCGTTAAGAAGAGTAAGAAAGGACCCCTTAAGCAGATTGTTCCACAGTATCAATCGCTTAAGAACCAATATACGCTTCTTTGGGATATGGAGTCCAATCGTGGTTATATCAATGTTGTCGCAGTAATGCAAAAGTTCTTTGATCAGGCAATTAGTGGAAACTGGTCTTATAATCCGTTAAACTATCCTGATAATGAAGTGCCTGTCTCCGTCATGGCACAAGACCTTTTAACTACATATAAGTACGGTTGGAAGACCAGTTACTATCAAAATACCTACGACTACAAGACTGACGAGGTAGAAGAAACCAAAGAAAGTCTTGAAAACTTAATTGCTCAACTAGAAAACGCCGAGGAGGAAGATTGTGAGTCTTGTAAGATTTAAGACAAATAGTGAAAAACCCACTGTTAAAGAAATGACGGTTTTCAATTCCAGTGAGGTTGATACTAAGAAACAACCAATGTTTTTTGGTCAACCTCTTGGAATCCAGAGATATGATTCTTACAAATACCCAGTATTTGATAAACTCACAACACAACAATTAGGATACTTCTGGAGACCCGAGGAGGTCTCCCTCCAAAAGGATCGCAGCGACTATCACATGCTGCGCCCAGAGCAAAAACACATCTTCACCAGCAATCTGAAGTATCAGGTTATGCTGGACTCCGTTCAGGGTCGTGGACCTGGTATGGCGTTTGCGCCTTACTGCTCCCTTCCTGAGTTGGAGGCATGTATGAAAGTGTGGGAGTTCATGGAAATGATTCACTCACGCTCCTACACTTATATTATCAAAAACGTATACTCCGATCCTTCGGAAGTTTTTGATACCATCCTCAAAGAGGATCGCATTATGGAGCGTGCAGTGAGTGTGACTCAAGCGTATAACGACTTTATCAATGCAGCACATCAGTATGATAACTCGAATCAATGGCAGCACGCATTAGAGCAAGTCCCCTACGCACAAGAGGCAAGGTATGAACTCAAACGGAAACTTTTCCGCGCAGTTGCAAACGTTAATATTCTTGAAGGTATTCGCTTTTACGTCTCATTTGCTTGTAGTTTTGCGTTTGGCGAACTCAAGCTTATGGAAGGAAGTGCAAAGATCATCTCATTGATTGCTCGTGATGAGAACCAGCACTTGGTCATTACTCAAAACATTATGAACAAGTGGAAGGAGGGTGATGACCCAGAAATGGCACGTATCTCCAAAGAAGAAGAACAGTGGGTCTACAAGACCTTTGAGAACGCCGTAAACCAAGAGAAACTCTGGGCAGAGTATCTGTTCAAGGATGGATCTATGATCGGTCTTAATGACAAACTGTTACAACAGTATGTCGAATGGATTGCAAACCGTAGAATGAAAGCAATTGGACTCAAACCGCTTTATGATATTCCAGCAAAGAATAATCCACTCCCTTGGACTGAGCATTGGATTTCTTCAAAGGGTCTTCAAGTGGCACCACAAGAAACCGAAGTCGAATCCTATATCGTTGGGGGAATCAAACAAGATGTTAAAGCAGATACCTTCTCTGGATTCAGCCTCTGATTTTGAAAAAGTTTGGAGGGAAATGGATGAGATTGAACCACTCACTCCTATTCCTCCTTCACAAAAAACAGAATTAGAAAATTCTTACAATGCATACAAAGAAGCTGCTGCAGCAGACGATTTTCTGTTTGGTGATTATGATTACGTTTCTGAATGGAATAATCAATGGGAGGAATAACACCCTCCTTTTTTAATAAATACCTAAAAAACGTTGGGTATAAATGAAAACGTTCAATGAGTTTTTAAATTATATTAGTGAAGATGTTGATGCTGCTACTATTGCAAGAATGAGCGATGATCAATTCCAAGAATTGCTCAAGAGAACTAGTGCAGCAAAAAGAAATCAACTTTTAGCGCAACGCCAATCTGCACCAGCAAGTAGTAGAGTTACTAGTAGTGCAACACCTTCAAGTTCTGCGCCAGTGTCAAGGGGCACAGCACCAGTAACAACTACAACAAGACCATCTTTGTTAAAAAATGTCAGGGGTGCATTATCCAATCTTAAAAATAATGTACCACAACCTGTAAGGAACTTTGGTAATAATGCATATAATACTTTATCGACGTTGAGTAATATTAAATACAACTATGATAGTAGGAGAGAGCAAGGACAATCTCAAGCAAGATCTACTGGCGGAGCCCTTGCTAGCGGTGCTGGTTGGCAAAAGGGTATGCAAGTGGGTGCTCAACTTGGTGCTAGACTTCCAGGACCAAAATGGCTTACTACTGGTGCAGGAGGTATATTAGGTGGTGTTCTTGGGGATGCAGCAGTTTCAAGTGCTTATGACGCAGTAGTAGATGCAACACGTCCAGCACGTCAGGCAGTTTCAAGAGCAACTGGATGGGATGCAAATCAAAGAAGGGCAAGACTGGCTCAAGATATAATGAGAAGAGATCGTAGTCCAAAAGAATTAGAGCGTAATACTGTTACCACATTTGATCCATTAGCATTAAAGACTGATACAAAATTGGTTCCGGATCTTGATGCAACTCGTCATGCAATGTCCACAGACGCTGCTAGATCTGGAAGACAACGAGAAGCACAACAGGGAACCTATGGTAGTAAACAAGGATCTGCCATTGTTGGTACTGGTGCCCCAATGAAAGTTGATACAAAAGCAAATACAATTACCACTAATGGAAGAACAGTAAATCTTCCAAAGACTAAACTTTTGAAATCCGGTCAAGTTGGGGATCTTGCATATAAAAATGGAAAACCAGTTTATCTTGCAAGAGCAGATGTTTCTGATAGAATTGCTGCAGATGATATTGGAAGTAAAGTACAAAGATTTCTTGGTTTGGGTAGATATTCACAGTCGGAACTTCAAAAAGCAAGAGATCGTGAAAGAGCACAAGCAAATGCAAATAATTTAAGATATAGTAGAGAAATTAGAGGACAATCTTCCCAATCAAAATGAATTATAAATATCTAAAAACAGTGTAAGCGATGAAGACTTATAAACAATTTGTTGTTGAATCTGACGAAGCCGTCTCAAACTTGTATGAAGGTTTGGGTGGTCTTTTAGGTGGTCTTCGCCGCGTTGGACAAAGTGCTGGAAGACAGTGGGTAAAAAAAGGAAGACCCATTGAAATAATCACTGGTGCTATTGGTGCAAATAGAGCGTGGGATGGTTTCAATCGTCCAGAAGGACCAGGATCTTATGAAGCAAAAATAGATTATGGTCTAGGTGCTGCTGCAGCAATGCCATTTGGTGGTGCTATTCAAAATACTCTTAAACTTGGTGCTCTTGGTATTGAGGGTATGAGACAGTGGGACATGTATCAAAAGTATCTGAAGAAGAAGCAAGAGCAAGAAGAAAAAGAAAAAGCAAAAAATCCAAAAGATTAATATAAGCACATATTAGTAAACATTTAAAATATTCTGAAAAAATGGCATCTTTATCTGAAGGAAAGGGGAAAAATTACGGAAGAAAGGGTGGTGATGGGGGAGTTAAAGGAACCCGAATTACCCCCTTCGATAGAAGAGAGGCACGTGCAAATATTCAAGATCCCTCAAGATCCAATAATCCTGCAGATAATCCTGCAGACGTTGTAAGAAGATTCTTTAACGTTAAAGACGAACCAGGTGCTGTTTCTTCTAATGTTTCTAAGGATGAACTTTTAAAAAGACTAGAGAGACAGACACAACAAAAACCTTCTAGAAGTGCTCAAGCTGCAGCAGATGTTGCTGACATTAATCCAGATGCTGCTAGACTCAGAAACCAAGCAGCAGAAGTTGCCCAAAGATCAAGAGAGACAAAACCACCATCAAGATATCCTTTAGGTGATACAACAAAAGGTGGTCCTGTTACTACAATGAGGTTGGGTGATCCAGGTGCTCCATCAAAAGAGGCTGCTAGAACTCTGCAGAGAATGAAGGATGCAGATCCAACTACTACTGCAAGATTACAAGCAAATTTAAGAGCAGCGGATACTGCACCAAAACCAGAAGCAATTAAGCAATCTGATGTCTCTCAAAGGGCAGCAAGATTTAGACAATCTTTTGGAACTCCTACAGGTGCTGATCCTAAAACTGGAAGACCAACTTATAAACCACTAGATGCTTTAACTAAGTTACCAAAGGGAAGAGGTGGTACTGCACCAAGTCCAGAACAATATGCCAAAGTCCAAGTTGGAGATCTGGACGTAAAGAGACTTATAAGAACTCAAGGTCCTCAGGGAACTCCTACCGATAGGGGTGTTGAAAATTTCCTTTTAAATAGGGAAACCAAAGGTGCTCTTGGTGGTAGAAATGCTAGACAGATTTCTCCAGAGCAAGGAAAAGCAGCAATGGAGAGAGTTAAGGGTTTCATGGCAGATCCTAAAGAGGTTGCCAAGGTAAAATCACAGATCCAGCAGGAAGTTGGTGGTAAAAGAGCACAACTTGAAACACCACCATCAAGACCTTCAAGGTCTACTGCTGCTTCAACTGCTTCAACTTCTAGACCACCTGCACCACAATTAACCACAACAACATTAAAACCAACAACTACAGCAGCAACTGGTGGTCCTAAACCAACTGCACCTGTATCTACTTCTACAGCGACCAAAGTTAGGCAGACACTGAAACTTGCAATTCCACAGCAACCACCTGCACCAAAACCAGAGTTTGGGACTCAAGTTACAACAAAATCTCTGCCAGCAAAGAGTACTGCACCAGCGTCATCTCCTGATCTTTCTAAAACACAAAGAGTACAACCAAAAGTACCATCAACTGCTGGTCAGAATCTTGAGTTTACAAAATCCAAATCAGGATCATTTACATATAAACCACAAACGTCAACACCAACTCCCCAACCACAAGCACCTACACCAGAGTGGACAAGAACCACGAGAGCAGAATTACCAGAACCTGCTGCTCCAACTAGAAGAAGGGCAAGTGGCGATGCTGGTCCTAGCAGCAGACTTTCTAGTGCTCCAAAACCTCCTGCCACAACTTCTACACCAGCAACACCACAAGCAAGAAGACAAAATATTTTACCCGATCTTGGGAAAGGTTCTACAGCAACAAGATCTGGTCAGTCAGTAACTTTCAAACCAAGAACTGCTACTCCAAAACCAAAACGTAGTAGTAGTGGTCTTGGTACTGGTCTTGTTTGGGGTGGATTTAGTGCTGCTGATGCATACACAACTGCAAAGGCACAAGGACAAAGCGACGAATATGCACGCAATCTTGCCCTTGCTAGAGGTAGTGGTACTACTATTGGATCTGTAGCTACTACAAAAGTTCTTCAATCTTTACTCGGAAGAGTTCCTGGTGGAAAACAGGTTGCTGGTTTTGTTGGTCCTATGGTTGGATCATATGTTGGCGATACTATTGGTGGTTTTGCAGCAGGTGCAAGTAAGAGTGATAAAGAATGGATGGCAAAGGCAAACAGAACGGTTCAGGCAGGTGTTCCCTCACAAAATGTCCAATCAAAGGCAAGTGGAAAGGGAATTATCCGTGACGCACAAGGTCGTGAGAGGGTTGGATATGCCTCTAAATTGACTGGTAGTGACGGCGTAACTAGAACTGTCTACAAGCACGCAAATGCCCCAGCATCGCTTGCATACACCTCATCCAATCCTCTTGAAAGAGTTGGAAGAAGAACTGCAGATTCTGGTTTACCATGGATATCAGACTTCCTTAAGAAGAGATATGCTGCTAGTGACGAAGCAGTTAGAAGGGCAAATGTTTCTGCTCAAAGATCAAGAGCTGGCAACAAATAAATACTAAGATAGAGAAGTAACTGACAAATGTATTACAATCTTACCGAAGAACAAAAAGTATTCTTCCACGTTTCTTATTCGATGCTTGAAGAAGGATATAGTGTCGATGAGATTGTTGAATTTTGGTGTATGGATGACCAAGAAGAAAAGGTAATGGAAATATTTGAATCCGTTACTTTATCAGAAGAAATTGATTTTAGTAGTGGTGACTTAAAAGAAGTCACCGCATTGTATATGGTTGAGCAAGGCAGAGGAATTAATTTTAATTGGTTAAACAGATTGTTCCGTGGTCAGAGAATAAGAGCACCAAAAGTTCCAACTCCTACACAAACTGCTGGAGGTAGACCAATTACTAGTGGTGCTGGTGGAGGAGGAACAACATCTGGAGGAACAAGAGTTACTACAGGTGCTGGTGGTTCTGGATCTGGTAAAAATATTTTAGATAGAATTCCACCAGGTGTAAAAGATAAAATTAAAAAAGGAGCACCAATTGCTGGTGGTGCCGGACTAATTACTATTCTTGGAAAGACTCTTATGGACAAGGGAGTAATTCCCTCTCCAGTAGAAGTAGAACCAAAGAAAGACGATAAGACTCCAGAAGCACCAGAAAAACCTTCTACAGAAACAGATGCTCAAGCAGAAGCAGAAGCAAAGGCTAAGGCAGAGGCAGAAGCAAAGGCAAAAGCAGAAGCAGAAGCAAAAGCAGAGGCAGAAGCAAAACCAAAGTCAAGTTATGGTTGGTGGATGTTACAAAATCAACCAAGAGACCTTTATAAGAGCAGTCATGGTTTTAAAGTAACCCGTGACGCATATAGAAATATTAGAGCAAATCCTGTTCCAAAAATGTATCAAGATCATTATGATCTGATTGCAGACTACCTCATTTCAGAGGGACATGCTTCTACTATTGAAGAAGTAGAATATGTAATGCAACAGTTGGATAATGACTTTATCCAGAGCATTATTGAAGAGTATCCAAAGAAACCAATTGGGTATTCAAATCCTTCTATTGATGGAAATCCTATTCCCAATCCACCAGGTCACCCTCAAGAAGGAAAACCAATGAGTTTCAATGCGGCAGAAACTAAAGGATATAGGGAAGCAATGCAAGCTCACAGAAAAAAATATCCAAATTCTTATAAGAAGAAGTAATTATCTAGTTACTGCTTTCTTAACTAAAACAGTCCCTTCTACTGCTCTTGTAGTAGTTCCTGAGGGACTGTTTAATAGTAAGTCGTAGAAATATTTTCCTGCTTTTAATCCAGAAGTCACAGTAGAAAGCATGGAGATTGTAATTCTACCTTTTGTTCTATCGTTACCAAAAGATACTGTAAAGTCTGCAGTCTTTAATGAAGACTCATATCTTTTCATTTGAGCACAACCATTATATCCAGTTAAATCCATAGCACTGTTAGATTGGGTGTCTTCAAGAACAAATGTTTGCTCAAAGTCTGTACCAGTGTAAAGGACTAGATTACTAACGTATGTGACTGCCATCGTTTTTTAAATATTTATGGAAGGTCAACTAAGAATGGAGTAATCCAATCTTCCTGTGAGTTTGTAACAGTTGTGATTGTAATGTTTCTTGCTGCTAGTTTTGATACAAGAAGTTCATAAGATGCCTGAACAGTTGCCTGCGTCATACTTCCAGAACCATCAATAAACAAAGCGATAGAAGAACCATCTGGAACATTGTCTAAATCACAGATTGTGTACCAGTCAGTTGCATTTGCAGCGCTTCCATTATCCCTATTAACTTGAACTGGACCAAAGGTTAATCCGTCTGCTTCTGATCCTGGAGTTTTTGATATATCAATGAAGTAAATGATAGGAGAAGAAGCAACAACTGGTCCACTTGTGGATCCAGTTCTCAAATCAAATCTGACAGATTCTGCTACTGTTTCAGTTTCATAATCACGTTTGAGTGACTTTGTGATACTTACTACATTATTAGTAGAACTGTTGATACTGATTCCGCCGCTGAGTGCTGTTGGATTATTAAGGTCTCCTTGAGTAACAGTTCCAGATATTTCCGTAAGTGTCCAGTAGAGAGTTGATCCCGCAGGCACTCCATTGGTAGTTATTGTAAATGTTACCGACTCTCCTTCATCAACTGACGTTTTATTCGCAGTTACTGAATACGATGGCGCAGTATTTCTTACAGTAATAGTTGGACTTGTTGCAATACCAGTTCCAGATGTAGAACCTGTTCTAACTGTAAGCGTAAATTGCTCATCACCTTCATCATTTAGATCATATGCAATCGTTCTAGTTGCAGTTGCAACACCTGTTGTTGCACCGGTGCTTACAACATTAAATGATCCTGTTAGTGAATTATCAGAAAAATCTGCTGCTTCTACACCACCAGCAGTGCTGAAATATAATGTAGTTCCTGCTCCAACATTAACTGTATTAATAGTGAAGTTTACGGATCCACCTTCGTTAACAGTTGTTGTTGAAGGAGTTACACTACTATATTCTGGAGCACCAAGATCTTGAATAAAGACAGTACTAGAGGTTGCAACAACACTTCCACCATTGGTAGAACTACCTGTTAAAATCCTAACAACAAATGCTTCAACACCTTCATTATAGTTAGAATCTATTGCAATTGTTTTTGTAAATGTAGCAAAACCAACATTATTTGATATTCCTTCTATTGGGAAAGATCCAGTAAGATTATTTCCAACAAAATCTGTGCTGGAAGCAGAACCGACTATACTGTAAAATAAAGTTGTTCCAGCACCTACATTGGTTGTATTGACTGTAAATGAGACGGTGCTTCCTTCAAATACATTTGTAGATGACGGTGTAACTGAATATGTTGGTGGATTACCGGGTTGAAATAATCCACCACCAAGTCCAAGAACTGTAAGAGAGGCATGTGTTCCAAGACCAATTACATCATTTAACCCATAAGTTGCATCACCATATTGAATGCCTTGCCCGTCACCAACAAACTTTAATTTATATCCAGCATAGGATTTGCTACCACCGTCACCATCTGTTCCAACACCAATAATGATAGAATCATTTGGTAGTGCTGGTACATAAAATAATTGTTGTTGCTCTAATACTGTAGATAGACCAACTCTTTCACCGTCATCAAATATAATAAGTCTAGTAACTTGCGACGTGTCTATCCCCGACGAAATATTGAGAATTACATCTTGAATTTCTCCCAGAATACAAGTTTGTATTCCACTAGTAAATTTTACTTTATTAGCTCTTAGATAATTCTTAAAAGATATTCTTTCGTTACTAGTAGGTCTTGGCATTATACTACTCCTTTAAATTCTTAGTGTTGCTGCTAATATTACCATTCCTACCAGTAATGTGTAATCATTTGGCGTTGGTAAATCTACACTGTATTTGTAGATACTACTATTGGCATAAGATGCTGTGGCAACTTCGATTTCTAATTCTGGATTTCCAGGAAGGTGTCCATATGGAAAGCGTATTTTTGATTTATTTGCCTGATCCCACCATTGCCATTTCTCAAGTTCCCCAGAACTTGCATATATTGAATTCCCTCTATCTGCATTATACCAATCTTGCCTTATAAATCCAAGATCTGTAACATCAGTATCTACACATAGTAAAGAAAGATTTCCAATTCTTCCAGATACATTTCCAAATTTTGCAAATGGTCCAAGAGAATATGTTGCTTCATTGATTCTCTGTCCGAAACTTGTAAATGGTCTTGGATAGTTTCCACCACCACCAAGAGTCCAGTTACTAGGATCAGATCCAATGTCCGATGCTACTGATGGATAATTGGGCAAAAATGCACTTGGACCAACACCAACTTCAAGTGAATTACAAACAAAGTTTTCCATTTGTATTAATGCACTGAAAGGTATCAACCCTTTGTTTACTGCATCAAAAAACAATGCTGGATTTGCTTCATACAACTCATCTGGTGTGAATGTTTTTCTGATTGCCATTGGTTCAATTTCACCAAAATTTGCATTCAATGGATCACCGTTTTCATCTCTCCATAAAGCCCAATCAAATCCCCGTGTTGAATCACCGTCTGGGCGTAACCCATTAAAAAACACATTAGCAATAATTTCATTGATTCCGTCAAGACCACTTCTCAATACTGCAGTAGAACCAAATATAGCACCACCAATTACAACTCCAACCATACCACCAAGAAGATATGGTATTACCTGTGCAATCGCACCAGGATCTCCGCTAAGTGCTGCATCTCTTAATGCTTCTGGTGGAGCAATTCCAAAGTCATTGATACCTGTAAAAACATAAGTATCGTTTATATTCAAATTCCCATTTGAGTCCCAAGAAAATGCATCTGATCCCAATCCAAGATTAAAAAAGAAATTTTGAACACCAACTAAATTTCTTGGACCATTAGAACTATTTTCATAATTTTGATACAATGCTTGTGGATCGGCAGAACTTCCAAGCATTTGCATAAATGCGGTATTGGTTTCTGCACTCATTACAGGACTCACTGGATTGTTTGCAGATCCATATCCATCGTTTCCTTGATAAGTTACTTGTTGCCACCAATATTGAGCAAGACCCAATGTTGCAGTAAGAATTCCCTCTGCTTGAGTTGCTATGGTTACTTGCTGTGTCGGATGTATTGCACCATCGGCAAATGCTTGACGAGCAAGATCACCAGCAATTTCTCTAATTTGTGCTTCAGTTCTAATTAAGTTTGAGTAAGTATTATTGCCGTCATCTGGCAATATTCCACCATTTGGAAATCCTTGTTGAGACATCTTAAATTAGAGGAGAAGTGTTTACAGTTGTTTTATTTAAAAAATCATCGGGACATCTCAATGTATCATAATTAGTACTACCCACAAGATCACCAAATCCATCACCAGTTGGTTGTAGCAAATAAAATGTTCTCTTAGGATATGTAGAACGGAATTGTGCCCATTTAGATTCCATTCCAGCAAATGATTGGCTATCACTTTCATCAATTACAGCAATACAAAGTCTATGAGCACTTCCCGGTGTTGTTCCTCCACCAAAACAACTGGTAGATATTCCTGCTCTCACATTTACATTCCCCTCAAGAACTATCTCATTGGTTCCATTTGGTTTTGTAAAAAGAATATCATAGATATATCTTCCAGGTTTAAGTCTTGAAGTCACCCAACTTGGAATAGAAAGTTGTACTTTTCCAGCAGTACGATTAGGAAAACCAACAGTAAAACTTACACCAGTTCCACTACCTCTGTGCTTTCTTAGTTGTGCCTTTGCTGTATAGTTTGTAAGATCCACAATTTTTCCACCGACTTCGTACATATCGTACTCTTGCTCATAGTCGGTTCCGCTATTGATAGTAATATTATGTACGTATACTGCGGACATTCTTTTTTAACTATTTATCCGTTAGTGACCAGTGCTCTAAACCCAGCATAGTGTTCTGCACTTGGTATCTTACTACTTCCATTACTATCACCAACAACTACGATAGCACCATTCCCAACCTTTTCATAAGCAACAGTAGTATGGGTTCCACTGCTATGAGCATATATTGCTGTTCCACTATTTACTTCGAGTGAATTAGTTAGATTGTGACTCCAAGAAGCAGGAAAACTGGAAGCAGCGTTATTCGTTAGTACTAAACTTGCAGAAGAAGCGGAATCTGCTCTTGATTCAAGTCTTATAGAAGTTCCGAGTAAACCAAGTCTGGTATTATGTGCAGCAGTATCACCACAGTTTAAGTATTCTCCAATATAAAGAACTACTCCTCCAAACTGAAGATAACTTTGTATCTTTGTCATATAATCTGTGTCTTGGAACTTTGTAGTTAGATTTGGCAAATTAGTGCAACTATTATCATAATGTCCAAAAGCAACTACTCCATATTCACCAATATTATCAATAGTTGTTTGAGTTAAGTTTGCACCAATTCCAGAGTCGTGAGCAGAATCTTCACTAATTGCTCCAAATGAAGCATTTGTGTAATCAGTTTTTATACATTCACTAATAGGTGTATAGTCTTCTCTCGCGTTAAACATTCCCTCAACTACAATACTCTTTTTATTTGAAGAGTCTGTAAACATTACATCATATGCATATCTACCTGGTTTTATTTTTTCTGTAACGTATCTGTCTAATGAGAGGCGAAATCTCCCATTTGTCCGATCAACAAAAGAAAGTGTGAAAGTTACAGCAGCACCAACGCTATCTGGGTGCTTTCTAACTTCCGACTTTCCAGTGTATCCAGTCAGATCTAATGGAGTTCCATCAATATTATCAAGATAGAAATCTCTGTAAAAGTTTTCCCCTGTATTAACAGTAATATTATTGACGTATACCGCCATATTATAACTCTTTATTGAATATTTATCAAGAGCTTGACAAGAACCCAAAACGTCAATAGACTAGGTTTGTCCCGGTTAAAGATAAATAATAGCTCATAATATTCTATAGTATGAGCTACGAAAATCCTTGGAGATATAATGGCGAACTTTTTGACTCTGATGATATTGGGGAGTACTTTGGTTTTGTTTACCGTATTACCAATCAGTCCAACGGACGATCGTACATTGGGAGAAAGTATTTTTGGTCGTTTAGAACACCTCCGGGAAAGAAAAGAAAAGTAAAACAAGAGTCTGATTGGAAGAAGTATTACGGTTCTTGTCCTGAGTTAAAAGAGGATATAAAAAAGTATAACAAAGAGAATTTCAATAGAGAAATAATAAGTCTTCATACTACAAAAGGTCAATGTAACTATGAAGAAACGAAGCAATTATTCCTAAATAATGTGCTAATCGAAGCACTTGACGACGGTTGTCCTGCGTATTATAATAGTAATATTCTAGGACGCTATATGCGTAAGGACTATGGAGACTTTGGAGAATACTTTAAGTCACATTCATGATTGGGCAGTGGATCGTATTCATTACCTATGTGAATTTGATGAGGGTAGTATTTCCAGTCTAGAAAATGCTTATGCTCTCAAATGCGAGTTTTCTGAATGGTTAGATCCTAATATAGAAGACCATAACATCTTTTCACTAGAATACATCGGAGACGATGAAGATGGAGGAATCATCTAAGGTTTTTAAGAGAAAAATTTTAGCAAGAATTAAAGAGTTAACTAGTCAAGGAAAACATTTAGAAGCATCAGCACTTTACAACAAATACTTTAAACCATGAAAAAGTTCGTTATTGGTATGTTAGCAGCAGCGTCTTTTATGACACCTGCTCTTGCAGAATCAAAACTTAAAAAAGGATTCTATAGTATGGACTCTTTGGGTTGCATGTTAGTTCAAGAATGCACCGAGAATGTCCGACGAATCAAGAGTATCGACGATATTCGTAAAGAGTATCCTAATTCTGATTTTGATATTATTGCTGATGAGTTTAACTCGATGCTGGTATCCCTTGATCAAGTCGGAGTTATGGTTTTTCTAGGACCAGAGAAGTATTTCCCTCCTGGTCACCGTGGTGTCTATCATACAGTATCTAATAACTTCTATCTGAACGATGCTTTTATGCATCGTCCTTCGGTGCTTATGACCGTGATGCGACATGAAGGTTGGCACGCTGCCCAAGACTGTATGGCAGGTTCTATCAAGAATAGTTTGATTGCTCTAATCTTCCCAGAGAAAAAAGTTCCTCAAATCTGGCGTGATATTGTAGAGAAGAGTTATCCTAAGTCTGCTGTTCCTTTTGAATCGGAAGCAAAGTGGGCAGGTAAAACCGAAGGAATGACTGCCAAAGCACTAGAAGCTTGCACGACTGGTAAGATGTGGGAAATCTATGAACCTACACCTTTGACTGAGAAGTGGTTGCGTGAAGAAGGATTCTTGAACTAAATAATATCACCCAAAATTTTTTGGGAAACCAGCCAAGAAAAATTCTGTGAAGACTTCTTGACTTATTATGTTGAATTTTTTGTTGGAAAGCATTTAAAAGGTATGACTCATTTAACCAGAGACGTGCTAGTCAAAACTATTGTTGCCGAAGAAATGATGGGCATTTGTGGTGAAGACTACACAAAACAGTTAAAGGAACTCAAACACAAGTGGGAACACGCTTCAAGTGAAGATCTTTGTAAAAGATATAACCAAATACAAAACGCAAACATCACTGTTGAGATATTGGCACCCTAAATAGCAGTGCCTTATTTCACACATAATGCCAGAAGAAGTAAAAGAAGCTCCTAAAGCAGAAGTAAAGGAAGAAGAAAAAAAGAAGGGTCCATTTGCTAAACTAAAAGACGCTGCTACTGATCACGAAGGTCAGTTGGAAGCAATTAGCACAATGGTCAGACTTGGTATTCTTATCTGGTCTGGTGGTATTTTAACTCTTGCTTACATTAAACTTCCTGCTGCATTGGGTATTCCTGAACAGAAACTTGACCCCACTTTCATTGCATCGGTCTTTACTGGTGTTTTAGCAACATTCGGTGTTCAGACTGCTAAGAAGTCTGGCGACGGAACAATGAAGATGGGTAATTCTGGTGGTGTATCTAAGGCAGATTTGGAGAAACTGATTGCTGCTGCTGCCGCAACTGCTCCTGCTCAAACGATTCGTATTGAACAGGCACCTCTTCAAATCTCAACTGCTGCTCCTAAGAAGGACGGCGAACCACCTGTAATGCCTACTATCTAATGCCATGATGTTCTTAACTATGTTTATTGTTGGTCATATGGAAATCGGCAATGGGATTTGTCGAACTGATATGATGCTTTATGATGAACCAATTGCTATTGAATATCCCTGCGAATATTATTCCGAATTAAAAGATTTGGATATTAAATTACAAGGTCAGTAAAATGGCATTCAACAAAAAGACTGATGTTCCAGAAGTAATTCCACCCACACCACCAAAGAGATTCTCTACAAAGAATATTGCTATTGGATTAGGTGTGGTATTTGGTATTGCTCATATTGGTATTCTCGGTCATTTGTTGAATGCTGTTCGACCGCAGTATCCAGTAATTAA